CAGGGGCCTGAGGGTGCGCTCGAAGAAACAACCTTGTTTGAGCTGGGAACATATTTTGGTGATGTCACCATTGAAGAAAACTCAAATTATCAGATAGCCATTTGTGATGGCCTTGATTTGTGGATTTATAACTGGAAAACAGGGGTTCATGGCAAGGCAACACTCCCCGACAGCGAAATAACGGGCCAAGACATTATTCCTGGTTACGTCACATACCATGATGGCTACTTTATTGTGCCAGACACCTCAACTAACCAATGGTTTATTTCAAAGCCTAATGATGGATTGGTCTGGGATTGGGGTGCCGGCTCAACATCAGTGAATGGAGCCATTCAGACAAAGCCTGACTTTGCCGAGGCTGTCCTTCGTGCGCCAGGTAAAGGCTCATTAATTTATGTTTTCGGTCAAAACGTAACCGAACTGTTTAACGATATTGGCGCGCAATTGTTTCCTTACCAGAGACAAAGTTCTGTTTCCATCGATTATGGCTGCATCAGTTCAAATACTATCGCCACAATGGATGAGTACGTGGCTTTCCTTGGCGTGAATGAAAAAGCAGGCCCAGCCATTTTGGTGAGTGCTGGTGGCCCCTTTGAACGTATATCAAACGATGGTATTGACTTCAAACTAGCTGAAGTTGTCGCACCGCAATCGTCTACAGCATTCTTTTATAAATTGGGTGGACATGTTTTTTATCAAATCACATTCTTTGACCCACGTGATAACTTTTCACTGTTATATGATTTCAACACAAAAGATTTCTTTTATGTCACCGATGAAAATATGAATTATTCCATTATTCATTCTGTGGCTTTTTACAATAATGTTTATTATTTTGTTTCCCTAAATGATGGCAATATATATGAGTTTGATATATTGCTTACACAATATGATTATACTCCACCTGGGGCTATTCCGATGTCACAGGCGAAGATGATTCCGTGTATTCGCATATGCAACACGGCTGAGCAAGCGGATTCCAGTCAATTTATTGCCAATTCTCTTAGCTTTATCATGGAGCAGGGGATGGATCCGTATTGGAAGTCAATGCCTCAACGTTATATCACGACTGAGGGCGGTCAAGTTATTACTACTGAGGCCGAGCCAACCTATGTGGGAGTGTTCTTACAAACTGAACTGGTGCTGCCTGATTACGCTCCAAGAATAGATTTATCCATTTCTAAAGATGCGGGTGTGACATTTGGTTCATTCTATGGAAAAGAGTTAAATACCTTAGGAAATCGCAAGAACAGAGTGGTATTCTGGGGATTGGGAATATCCAATAGCTTTACTGTGCAATTAAGATTTTGGAGCAAATTCCGTAAAACGATTAGCAATGGAGTTATATCTGCGAGAGAAAGAGAAACATTATGAATATACCTACTTTTACTAATAGTAAGGTTGTGGATGAGAATGGGTATTTTACCCCTGAATGGTCTAATCTTATGAATACTTTGATTAGCCAGGTTCAATTGAATCTTGGGAATGAGGGATATGTAGTTCCTCAACAGCCAGCGACTAATATTGCAGAATTGACCGATGCAAGTAAGTCTACTGGTGCCATTGTTTATAATTCGACTGACAACACCATGATGGGTAATATCGATGGTACTTGGAAGACGTTTACTTTAACTTAAGGACAATATTATGTGGAATCCTTTTGCGGGAAATGAGGCTTCAGAATGGCTGGATAAAAGTGCAGACATGTACAAGCAATATTATTCGCCGTATGTTGAGGCTGGACAGCGTTCTATTCCTACGCTTGAGGAACAGTATCAAATTTTATTAAACAATCCTCAGGCGATGCAGGAATTGTTAGGTGGTGGATATGAGCAATCTCCTGGATATCAATATCAATATGATTCTGCCATGAATGGGGTCAATTCAGCAGCGGCTATGGGTGGTGCATTGGGAACGCAATCGCATCAGCAGCAAGCAGGTCGTACAGCTCAAGGATTGACTAATCAGGATTACTGGAATTATTACGACGCAAATTCGGATTTATATAATAAAGGTTTAAGTGGAACTCGGGATTTATACACGGGTGGGTTGAATGCAACTAATTCGTTGACTTCAGGACTTGGTAATGTTTATGGTTCTCAAGCAGATTTGTCTAGCTCTCAATACGAATCGATGATGAAAGCGCTGGGTAAGTCTTTGGCGATGGGTAAGGAGCAAGGTGGCTGGCAAGGTGCTTTAACGGCTGGTCTGGGGGGTGTAGGGGCAGTATTTGGTGGGCCTGCTGGTGCTCTTCTTGGTTCGTATGGTGGACAAACATTGGGCAATTGGATTTGATTCGAGGATATTAAGATGGCTCAAAGATTTGGAGTAGTAGACCCAATTGGAGATATGATATCTGCCGAATTAGGTTTGCGTCAAAATCGTGAAAAACAATTGGCTAATGAGAAAACTGAGGCGGGAGCTCCTTATTGGGCTCAAAATGCCCAAAGTGAAGCTGATATCCATCAAACAAAGGCTATGTATGGCCCTCAAAAAGCAATGATGGATTATCAACAATCTATAGTTGACCTAGAGAAAGCAAGACTTGAGCTTGAAATGTATCCTGAGAATCAGAATTCATTAAACAATTATCGAAATGCTTTAACCAATCAAAATATTATCAAGAACAATAATCCTGGTTTGCTTGGATCAGGACGTGGAAAAGATATTGCAACATTAGATGTCATTGAAGGAATAGGCGGAAGAGGCCAGCCAATGGCCGGTTATGCTTCATATGGTGGGCAGAATGGTCTGCCTCCTATTGCGCCTAAGGCAAATCCTAATATGGTAACTAATCCCATGGAGAATGCTGGTGTAAATGCTCAGATAGCTGCAAATCCTGCATTAGACAATAATAATTACCCAGAAGTTTCACCTGTTCAAGCTGCTGGCGGAAGAGATCCAATCGCTGTTGCACGCGAAGAACTTGGTAAATCAGGTGCTGAACTAGCTAGAGAAAAAGAATTTGGTATTCAAGATGCAAAAGTATACGCAGATAGGATGGCAGCAATAAATTCAGAAGCTGGATTAGCAAGTGAAGAAAACGCAACAATTGATACAATTCTTGATATTTATAAAAAGGTTCCTGGGATACAAAAAGGTGCGCTACAAGGAGAACTGAAAGCATTAAATATGGATGCAAAGCTTGTTGACGCATTGGAGTCAGGTCTTGTTCTTAAAGAATTGCAAAAGCAAAAAGGAACTCAATCAGAAGGCGATAGACAAGAAATTGTAAAAACATTGCAAGGAAGAACTCTTAATAATGATACAAAAGAAGAATTATTAACGCTTTATAAGATTAATAATAATAGAGAAATTGAAAAGCAAGAATTTTTTGCGGATAGACGCGGTCAAGATCCGTATCAGATTGAAAAAGAGTGGAATCAAAAGATTCAAAAAAGTTCAATATTCAAAGAACCTGAATATCAACTTATGAAATGGAATCAAAAGATCCGAAAGATGACGCCTGAGCAAAGAAAACAAGCGATTGCAGAGCAAAATCTAAAGATACAATTGATGGAACAAGGCGGTCTAAAATGACTGAATATGAACTTGAGAGGCAAAAACTTAATTCTTTGCAAGAATATGACCAGGATGCTCCCAATCAATATATACAATCTGCAAAAACCTTCCCTCCAATTGCGGCAGGTATTGGGGCAGCAGACTCATTGGCAAACACTTTATACAATGGCGCAGTAGGAATTGATAGACAGGTTGCTGGATTAATGGGAAATACGCCACTGCTTGAGCCTAAAGATTTTAGAAGCAGTGAGGGAATACCTTACGAGCTAGGAAGAGGTGCTTCTTCTATGGCTCAATATCTAGGAACAAGAGGAATAAGCGCACTTGGACAAGGAGCCGCAGTTGGTGCCGCAAATGCCCCATATAATCCTGAAAGAGGAGCAATTGAGGGCGCTGGATATGCCGCACTCGGCGAATCTGTTGGCCCATTAACTGGAAAAGTAATAAAAGGCGCAGGAAATCAAATATCCAAGCTAAAAGACACTATTGGTCTCGATTCTGCAACTCAAAAATATGTCGACATGATTTCACAAGCTTACAATGTTTCAAAAGACGAGGCATGGGGATTGATGGAAAAGCTCGTTGGGAAAACTGAAAAGGGTGGACTTGGTTCTACCCCATTAATCAAAGAGGTCAAATCTCCTGGTCTTGGTCTTGAAGAAGCCGCAGAACAATATACTAAATCTAAACAATTTCAAAAAGATTATGGGAAAGATGCCCAAGAAGAAATGAAAGAAATGATCGCCGATATGCTGTCAAATCCAAACCCTATAAAGGGGAAAACTCCTGAGAAACAATTCCAAAATTATCTTAACAGCAAAGATTTTAAAAAGAAGCATGGGTCAGAAACTCCATCAGTAAAGGAAGAGTATTCAGAAATGTTCGACTCCATGGTTGAATATTTGGGTGGCAAAATGAATCCCCCTAAGAATGTGGCAGCTCCTGGAATAGATAACTTTTTAAAAATGGCAGAAGAAAAGAAAGCAATTGTCCCCCCCAAGGCAAAAGAATGGATAAGAGACTTTAAAAAAGAACCTACCATTGAGAATGCTTATCACATTACACGAGAGCTCAATAAAGCTAAATCGAGACTAGGGCCAAGTGATATAGAGCTATCAAATCAGTATGATGAAATGATTAAAAATCTACAAAAAGGGTTTAAAACTGCTGGAGAAGAAATATCTCCTGGAGTAAAGAAATCTTTCGAACTAGGAAATCAAAAGTATGCTGAGAATGTAGCACCTTTTTATTCCAGCCCAATTATAGAGAGTGCAGCTGGTGGAAATGCTTTGCCCACCGTAGAGTTGCGCCCATTGACTCAGTCAATTGCTCAAGGAATGGAATCTCCTGCGAGAGGAGTCTATCCAGAAATATCTGATACTCACATGCTCGCAGCCATCAGAAGTCAGGCTGAGAAAGATATTGCCAAATCTGATTTGCTTCAAAATCAATTTAAAATTAAAGCATTGCTTGGATTGGTTGGCGGTGTTGGAACTCCATTAAGTAGAGCCAAAGAAAAAGAAGTTGCTCGAAAATGGTATGGAAGAGCTGAAAAAGTTGCAGCAAAGCCAACAGAATTGTTCTTAAAGCAATTGGGCAAAGGCAATCCTGAAGAAGCAACAGAAATACAGACATACGGAGAATAAAATGTCCACAAACCCACTATACATCGCATCTCCACCATTACAATATTTTTTCGTCGACCGAGATACTGGGGAACCTCTCTCAGGAGGGCGGATATTCACATACAGCGACATCAATCGCGCTACCCCCAAAAATACCTATCAACTACAAGGCAATCAAGCAAACTACACTTATGTTCCTTTGCCCAATCCAATCATACTAA